GTCTAAAACAACATTCTCAATTTCTTGAGTGAACCTAGATGGGCAGTAAAACTTTTTCTCTAGGACCTTTTCTAGATCATTCTCCATCTCTCGTCCCAGTATTGTGATGTACAAATTCTTTAATATACTTAACTAATAACTTAATATAATCCCCTTTGTTGCGTTTGTCAAATACTTGAACTTCTCCGCCAGGAGTCACCATCAAAGTAATGAGTTTTTTAATAGGAATACCAGTCATCTCATAGTATGCAGAAGCATAAAACATCTCTTGAACAAAGTAGTTCTCAATCCATTTTTCAGGTTTGATTTTTTCTGAAGTTTTAAAGTCAATGACTGCCAACTCTCCTTCATACTCTGCGATACAATCAACTCGTCCTGCAAGTCCAAAGTATTCTGAATAGAGAGTACGCTCGATAGCGTGTATATTATTTATCTTATCTAGTTCAGGTTTCAAATGATGAAACATAAACTTAGATGCTGGGAGATAGTTGTTCCAATCTAGATCTTTATTTAAGAGATAGTCCTGAGCAACTTCATGAAAATCAGTTCCACGTCTAGTGGCCTTTTTGGTGATGCGATTTGCTTCTTCGATACCAACTCGCTTACGCCAGTCAACAAAAATTTGTCTGTTGTAGAAAGAAGTTACAGAAGTAATAGAAGGCACCCAGTCTCCATTGGGAATATTATAGAGACGGATGCCGTTCACTTCTTTTTTAGTCAGTTCAATTTCACCGAGATAATTATGATGAACAAAATTCATAAACCAAGATCCATTTTAGCAAGTAGATATTCTTTACAGAGTCCTGAACGGACAATATCCTCAACACCAAATTCAATAATATCTATTGAAGGCATTGACCTAAGAATATTCATAAAGTCAATGATGCCATTTCTTTCATTAGTTTTTACAAGGTCAGTCTGCGTGGCATCACCACAGAACATAATCTTGGAATCTTCACCAACACGGGTGATGATTGAATCTAGTTCATGGAAGTTGAGGTTCTGGAATTCATCAACAATAATAATTGCCTTATCCAGAGTTGTACCACGAATAAAAGAAGTACTCCAGAAACTAATTGTATCCTGAGTTTTGAGATTTGCATAGAGCATCTCAAAGTCAGCATCACTAGGCATCTGGAACATATACTTCACCATATTCTTATATGGAATCTGATAAAGTGATGACTTATCTTCATGGTCTCCAGGAAGGAATCCAATCTCCCTAGTAGCTACTAGAGAACGAACGATGTAAATTTTTTCATAAGGAGTAGTCTCACTAAGAACATCGCAAAGAGCATTGTAAAGTGTAATAAATGTTTTGCCTGTTCCAGCACATCCATAAGCAACTACATTCTGATCTTTTTCATAACTTTCAAATAATGTTTTTTGATTGTCAGTCAAAGGATCAATGTCTCTGAGGAAATCACTATTAATTGGTTTCTTCCTCTTCATCTGCTTAGCAGTTAATCCTACACCAATGGGCTGATCAGACTTCTTTCTTCTTGGCATATACAGTTAAACGGGGCGAACGGTTGAACCTGGAGCTTTAGATGCTTTACGAAGTACATCATTCCAACCTGGATGAGACTTCTTTAATTTGTCATAGACCTCTCCAATCTCACCACTATAAGGTGCGGTGGATGGATCGCTCCAGTCTCTGTCCCATTCAGGATTATCCTTTTTCCACTGATCCCATTCATGAACACTAAGTTTTACTTCTTTTTGTTCACCAGTTGTTTTGTTGATAACAGGATATGTTGCCATAAATCAATTTCAGATATGTACTATTTATTGTTGAGTGTCAAGTCCACTCCATTGCTTCAGCGACAGCAGGAAACTGTTCGATAAAGATCTTCTTAGCACCCAGTGCAATGTCCATGTGCTCCTTCTGTGTGCCGTTGGCCGAGCGCAAATCAATATAATGGATCCATGACCTCACAGAGCCCGTCATGTAGATTCTTGTAGGGCAGGCCAGGGGCAATACAAACCGAGCACACTCCTTTGCAATCGATGCGTCAAGCATCTCTTGGTAGAGTTTCATTCCTTCGTCAAAGTGCTTTTGCATTTTGATCTGGAACTCCTGGCGGACAAACGGATCAATATCATCAATAGAATTCTGACGATTCTTGGTGTCTTGGCGGCGTAGTTCAGGTAGAGGGATCTTCTCCGCGAGTAAGGAAGAATCAGCATAGCGTTGGGAAAACTCTTGATATGTGAATGAACGGTGGCGCAGCACTTGGGCCGCAATACCGCGTGTGGTATTAATCTCCAGAGTCATAAATGCTTGCTCAAAGATCGACCAGTGTTGATGCTTCACACAATACTTGAGCAGACCAGAGAACTTCTCATTCTCTTGGTTATTTGGATTAGAAACACGGGCACAATAGGCCATGTGCTTCTCTGCGTCTGGCGTAACGCTAATCAGTTTAGTCAGGGTATCCATCATCGTCATCAAATACTTCGTCGTAATCGGTTATGTAGTTTGCAGAAGTTTCTTCTGTCTTGTATGCATCCACATCAGAGAATACTTCACTCTCCAATGCTTCCACAAGAAGTTTGAGATTCCTTACTATTAATTTAAGTTTGTCTCTTTCCATAAAAAATGGGAGGTTACCCTCCCATTCTAACAATATTTGATTAGTAAGTCAATCACTTGTTGTAAGTATGACCACGATAGCAGAAGGTGCCATGGGTTTCCCCTTCACCTTGCTTGCACTCATACTGAACACCACGATAGGATGTCATATGAATTTGTGCGTCGTGAAGTGCAGATGCCTTCTCGATTTGCTTCTTGATCAGGTTGAGTGTGTTCATTGTAGGTCTCCTAAAGAAATGAGTTAGTTAAAACCCGTTCCTTCAGTCGTTTGCGTCCCAGTACCAATTACATTCAGGCACAGATTCCTTTACGGTTTCTACCAGCTCTATCACCACTTCTGGTGGTAGTTCTGATTTGTTTTTTGTGATTCTCAGCATAAGAGAATCAGCATCCTGACATGTTATACTTGCATAGAGTAGTAACTCAATCATGGGATGAACGCTCCGTTCCGCGACTTACTTGCGTCCACCGAAGTGGATGAACGTAGGTCTATTATAGACCTTGTATATTATATAGTCAAGTAGTTTTTTATAATGTGATACAGTTTACACAAACATTCCTTGCTCTTTCATAAAGTTGAGGGTTTCCTTCATACTACCAACATGTCTAAACCCAATATTAATTTGTGGATATTCAGCATCCTTACCAAACTCTGATTCAAAACCTCTTTGAGTGAAGTGCTCATTGAGTTTATATTCAAGGAACTCACCACCAAGAGACTTCAAGAGAGATGCCATTCTCTCACATTCTTGGCTTCCATTAGAGTAAATTACCGCAGTCATTCTTCCTCCTTGTACTCGATTGAGATTTTTCTGGTGACATTACCACGACTATCCTGAATGATATAACTTTTTAGTTCACCACCCAATTCTTCTGCAATACGATGAAGTCTCCACCAGGGAACACTCTTTTCTCTTTTACCTTCAACCATTTTTGATTGTTTATCATCCCATATGTAGTTATGAAGTTTTCCATCACTACCAATAACTTGATAATCATACTCCATCATCAATCCCTCTGACGCCAATCATCAGGTTTATCTTGTTTGAACCAGTCTACAATTTCATCAGCAGAACCAAACCCCGTTTTGTAATTAGATGGGTCGGGGTCGCCTAGTCCCATCTTATTCATAAAATCATCCATAGTCCCCTCTTGAATATCTTGAGCGGCTTGGCGTCTGGCTTTGTTTAACCAGTCTCTAGCAGTTGTATATGACTTAGCAATTTTTTCTGCCCAAATCATATCTTCAAGATTGACTTCTTCTTTATTTGCAATCTTCTTACAAATAAATTCTAACCTAAGTCGATATTGAGTTGAAAGCATATTAATCGTCCGACAGATAGTGCTCTAGTTGATTGATTCTACTAAACTCCTGATACGCTGCTTCAGAACGCAAGTGGAGAACATCACGAATATCATCTATAATAATACTAGGATTAACACAATCATCAAGGTACTTATCAACCGCTTCTTTAAGGTATCTGTACCTGTGCCATTCCTGTGAGTAAGGTTTGTAGTTCATAGTATATTAAAGATAAAATTTCACTAAGTCAACTAGTATATTTATTCTATTGCCTCAGAATCAATACCATATTCGTCAACTAATTTATCAATTTTGGTTTGATTGCCCGAAAGTTTTTCAATTTGATATATTGAAGATTTTTTATACTTCTTCAACTTTTTATAACTCTTGATGATATTGTCGATTTCATCTGCATTGATGGTAAATCTAACATTACCATCTTTATCATCAGAGAAACCTCTAAATTCTCCACTCATTTCTTTTTCTTGTCATCAGGTTTTTTATATCCCCACAGTTTGGGGTTTACTGTCCCATATCCAAAACCAATTTTCTGAACTGCACCAGGACCATACTTATCATAGTACATGTCAAATAAATTGACAGTTTTTTTACACCTAGTCAAATCAATATACTCTACACCATCAACAATATACCAGATGAGTCTGGCATCATTGGGAAATGATTTGTCATTGGCTGCTTCGAGAGTAGTTTTTTCCAAAAGAATTTGACAACTATAATCTGAGGGATTAATTTGTTGTTTACCTGTGCCAAATTCTGCCATTTGTGTTTCCTGTTCTTGTGCAACTACTGTCATGAACGACCTCCCCATTGGATATCAGGATATGCATCTTTCACATTCTGGTGAGTGATTTTATATTTTGTTTCTAGTGCTCTGTCCTTAATAAGAATAAGAACCTCTGCTTCCAGTGGATGAAGACCACGAAGAAGATTAATAAACATCATCTCTCTGCGGATGTTATTGAGAGAATCATTACCACCCTTTACAAAGTGGTAGAGATTCTGCCACTCACGACGGAGAGAAGTCTTGCCTCGTCCATCCATATCTTGTCCTGTAGCAGACTCACCACCCCTAGCTTCCGCAGCAATGTTTTGTGAGAGAGTTCCAGAATATACTGACTGGTCTTCCGCATCACCGTAAGGAACTTCACCTGGAGGAAGAAGACTAATCACGGTCTCATCAAAATTGAAGATGAAGATACTCTTCAAAGAATCGTGCTCGTATTTTTTCAATACTTCAACTTTCTTTGCAGCAGAACGCTGTTTTGATGCAAGTTCAAGTACCTCATACACAAAAGGATTAGGGGGAAGATCAACAAT